GGTCATCGACCGCCTACGCGAACTCGCCGAGGCTCATGGGGCGAACACCCTAGCTGACGTCTGTGAGAAGGAGAACGACTCTGTTGTTTTCCCTCATTTGAACGCCGGCGAACGTCTTAGTCTCTTCCCCGGAGGAGACGACTGATGGGTGGATCTCGAGTACCTAAGCGCCTCTCAGGCGCTTGGGGGTCTGTGCTTGATCAAAGCAAGACCTTCGTAGTTGATGGCGATGCTGTCTTACGCGCGGTTGCTACGGATTTGTTTGTGTCACTCGACACTCCTGTCTCACTTAGTTGTGAGATTATGCTTCGCTATGGAGACCTTAACCAGTTGGATAGGAAGACCATAGACGCCCGATCTTATAATTGTCCTAGCGCGTTCCGAGATGACTACCAAGCCATCTCATTCGTGCGGAAGACTCCCTTCAAGGTTGAAGGTTTAGATCCGGAGGCTGAAGCCCGGCTGAAGTTTGCCGAGGCTGAAGCTTTGTGTAAGGAGACTAACCTGAGGATCCGGAACTTCCTTCGTTACCCCGATAGGGCAACGGACGTGGTGCGTCGGGGATGTACCCTGACGATTGACGCCATAAGAGAGGTTCTTGGGGATTCGGTTAGTGCGTCGGAGTGGCTCCGTAGTTGTCGTTTCGGCCCGGGGGCGTTTAACCACCCCTCCGTGCGCGGGCTCACGTCCGTCTACGATAAACTGCAAGTCCACCCTTCGGTCACTCGTGACTTTAGGGAAGCGGGGGCGCTGCTCGTGCAGAGCTCGCCTGCGTGGGCGCGAAGCTTAATGGATTCGGAAGTCGAGGGGTTTTGGCCCTTCGTAGACCCGGGTTTATTGAGCATAGCGCTCGGTAACCGAGTAACATTTGTCCCGAAATCCGCCACGACGGAACGCGCGATAGCCATTGAGCCGCTTGTCAACATCTACGCCCAGCTGGGCTTAGGTGCTATGATTAGGCGACGCTTGAAGGCGTTTGCGCATATCGATCTCAACGAGCAGTGGTTCAATCAAGAACTTGCACGCGAAGGATCGATTCGTGGTTTCTTGGCCACAGCGGATCTCTCCAGCGCGTCGGACACGATCGCTAGAGAGGTTGTGCGGCTGCTTCTGCCGGAGCAGTGGTACGCCCGTTTAAATGCATGTCGATCAAAAGTCGGCGTGCTAGACGGTCAACCGTTTGTATATGAGAAGTTCTCCTCTATGGGGAATGGGTTCACGTTCGAGTTAGAGAGCCTTTTGTTTTGGGCTCTTGCACGCTCAGCGTGTATCATCACCGGATGTGCCGACATGGTCAGCGTCTATGGTGATGATATCGTAATACCAGTCGAAGCCTTTCCGGCGCTTGAGGAACTTCTTGACTTCTTTGGCTTCAAGCTTAACAGCAAGAAGTCTTTTTCGTCAGGAGTATTCCGTGAGTCGTGTGGGAAAGATTGGTACGACGGGTCAGATGTCCGTCCGTTCCTTCAAAAGGAACTACCGTGTGAGCTTCATCAGCTCTTTGCGCTCGCTAATGGTCTGCGCCGCGTGGCTAATAGGCGTTCACACAATCTTTACGGTTGTGACAAACGTCTATTGCCCGCTTGGCAACAAGTCCTGCGAGCGATCCCTCGATGCATTGCGGCAAGCGTTTGTGTCCCTGCTCATGCCGGTGACACAGACGGAATAATCCGCAATTGGGATGAGGCCCAGAGTTCTCCCTTCGTGCATGAAGCACGAGGATGGGAGGGCCACTGGGCTACACGGTTGACCCCGGTCTCAGCAGAGACCCCTCGAGTACATCACTTCGAGGGAGCAGTAGCTTCGCTACTGTATCGGGCAAGAGACGGATTTGGAGATGACTATGCCCCTGTTGATCCAAGACAGGGGAGAGACGTCACCTTCAGGTTGCGGTACGGTGCCTTTTATGGCCCGTGGACTGACCTAGG